TTCCTCCGTTCCAACACTGGAAGTTTGATGATAAGGGTAACCTAATATGTGTAGGAAAAAGTCATTGGAAAGGTCCGCTAGACACTGGCGAGTTCAATAAAGAACATGGCCAGATGACTGATAACCTAGCTCGTATGTTTTTAAAATTATGTGAACGATATGCAACTAGAGGTAACGTTCGTGGCTACACCTACAACGACGAAATGCGTGGACAGGCTATTTTACAATTAACCCAGATAGGACTACAATTTGATGAAAGTAAATCTGATAATCCTTTTGCTTACTATACTGCTGCTGTTACCAATAGTTTCGTACGTATCATCAACATTGAAAAACGTAACCAAAATATTAGAGACGACATCCTCGAAATAAATGGTATGAATCCAAGTTGGACTCGTCAAAATAGTGGTAGTGGTCCTGCAGCTGGTCCTGTTACAATAACTACCGGTAACGAAGAAGATTGACCTTTATAATAAAAGAGTTTAAAATATATCTATGAGTCTATTTAAAAAGGTAGCCTGTTTCACTGACATTCACTTTGGGCTAAAAAGCGGTAGTAGAGTCCATAATCAGGACTGCGAAGATTTCGTCACTTGGTTTTGTGATACTGCCAAAGCACAAGGTTGCGAAACTGCAATATTCCTAGGTGACTGGCATCACAATCGATCTACCACTGATGTCAGCACAATGAACTATACCGTTTCAAATCTTGAACGGTTAAGTCAGAGCTTTGAAAAAGTTTATTTCATATTGGGCAATCACGATCTGTTCTACAAAGACAAACGTGAAATTAATTCTATTGAGTTTATGCGATTGTTTCCAAATGTGATTCCAATCAAAGAAACACTCACAGAAGGCGATGTAACTATCATGCCTTGGTTAGTGGGTGAAGAATGGCGCAACGTACCTAAGATTAAAAGTCGATATGTGTTTGGACATTTGGAATTGCCCCTGTTCTATATGAATGCTATGGTGCAGATGCCTGATCATGGGCAGTTACAGGGCAATCATTTTATAAATCAAGAGTACGTGTTCAGCGGACACTTCCATAAACGTCAAAGCAAAGGCAATGTAACTTATATTGGTAATGCCTTTCCACATAACTATGCAGACGCAGGCGACGACGAACGTGGTATGATGATATTAGAGTGGGGTGGGAAACCAGAGTACTTAACTTGGCCCGATCAACCGATATATAGAACATACAAATTAAGTCAGATCATCGACACACCAGATAAACTTCTGCGTGAGAAGATGCATTGTCGTGTTACTATCGATTTACCAATTAGTTTCGAAGAAGCCAACTTTATCAAAGAACAATTCATTCCGCAGTACAATCTGCGTGAGTTAATGTTAATCCCTGAAAAAGTTCAAGTAGAATCTAATGCTACTCCTATCGATATCAACTTTGAATCAGTTGATACGATCGTTATGAATCAGATCAATGCCATTGAAAGCGATACCTACGACAAAGCACTACTATTGAATATCTATAACGACCTATGATAAAAATTAAAAATCTAACAGTACGCAATTTTATGAGCGTGGGCAATCAAACCCAGGCCATAGACTTTGACAAGGGTCAGTTAACTTTGGTCTTAGGTGAGAACCTAGATCTAGGCGGTGACGACAGTGGTGCTCGTAACGGCACAGGTAAAACTACAATCATTAATGGTTTGAGTTATGGTATCTATGGCCAGGCCCTGACTAATATTAAACGTGATAACTTAATCAATAAGATCAATTCAAAAGGTATGTTATGTACCGTTACATTTGAGAAGGACGGTGTCGAGTATCACATTGAGCGTGGACGAAAACCTAACTTACTGAAATTTAGTATCAATGGGCAAGAACAAGACCTAGAAGATCTGGATGAATCGCAAGGTGACAGCCGAGAAACACAAAAGTCTATTGAAGAAATGATTGGAATGAGTCACGAGATGTTTAAACATCTGGTAGCACTTAATACCTATACTGAACCGTTCTTGGCCTTGAAGCCCAATGATCAACGAAGCATTATTGAACAGTTGTTAGGTATTACATTGTTAAGCGAAAAAGCAGAGAACCTCAAAGAGCAACTACGCTTGACCAAGGATGCTATTTCTACAGAAAACACACGCATTGACACGGTGAAGGCTTCCAACGAACGAATTCAACAGAGCATAGACTCTTTAGAGCGCAAACAGAAGCTATGGGAAGAACAAAAAGAAACTAGCGTAGAGAACCTTAGAAAAAGCATTGATAGACTCAGTACAATTGATATTGATGTTGAGATTGCCGCACAAAAATCTCTAGTTGAGTGGACTGCTAACAAAAAAGAACGTGATAACTTAGTTTCGTTGATAGCAAAGCAAACAGCTACCTTAGAAAAAGAACAAAAGCTATTAGACAAATTAGAAACAGAATTAACTGCACTGGCTGATCACAAGTGCCACAGTTGTGGACAAGACCTACATGATTCTAAACATGAAGACATGGTCACTGCTAAAACCAAGCAGGTTGAAGAAAGCCGAACCAGTCTCGCAGAACACCAATCAGAGTTAGCAGCATTCAACGAAGCATTGGCGCTTGTAGGCGAATTAGGTGCGTGTCCACAGGTACACTATGACAGTTTAGAACAGGCATTGAATCATAAGAACACAGTAAGTGGCCTGGAAAGAGATGTTGAAACAAAACAAGCGGAAATTAATCCCTATCTAGAGCAGATCGAAGAGCTTAAAAATACTGCGGTGCAGGAAATCAGTTGGGATCATGCTAATGAGTTGGTGCGTGTTAAGGAGCATCAGGAATTCTTATACAAATTGTTAACAAACAAAGATAGTTTTGTACGCAAACGTATTATTGATCAGAACTTGGCATTCTTGAATCAACGCTTGACCTATTATTTGGACAAGATTGGATTGCCACACATTGTAGAATTCCAAAACGATCTATCAGTTATCATTACACAGCTAGGACAAGACCTAGACTTTGATAACCTGTCACGTGGTGAACGTAATAGATTGATATTATCTATGTCGTGGGCATTCCGAGATGTATGGGAGAATCTATATCACAGCATCAACTTGCTGTTTATCGATGAGTTGGTAGACTCAGGTATGGATTCAAGCGGTGTTGAATCCAGTATTGCTGTGTTAAAACGCATGACCCGTGAACGTGATAAGAATGTATTCTTAATTTCACATCGTGATGACTTGACCAGTCGCGTTAATCATGTGCTGAAAGTGATCAAAGAGAACGGCTTTACCAGTTACAGTAACGATATTGACATTGTAGAATGACAACAGAAAGTCACGACAAGATGATTGCTGCTTTTCAGGAATATTTTAAGTGGCAAGAACGATTTGAATACAAAGGCTCAGACGAGGCAGGCATCAAGGCACGCTATTGGCTATCAGAAATACGCAACGAGGCAAGTAAAAGGCGAATAGAAATACAAGACAAGCGAGAGGCACGTAAGAAAACCAGAAAAGGCCAGCTAGGCAGACCTCCCAAACTAACTAAATGAGTGCAATGGACGTATCAAAATCAACTAGTAGAAGAATTACCTGAAGGCTATATTGGCTTTGTTTATATCATCACGAATCTACACACCGGGCAGAAGTACATAGGCAAGAAATTAGCACAATTTAAACGCACTAAACCACCACTCAAAGGCAAAAAACTTAAAAGAAGAAGCACAGTAGAAAGCGATTGGCGCGAATACTGGGGTTCATCTGATAGGTTAAACGCAGACGTCCAAGCATTAGGTCCGGAAAACTTCACAAGAGAAATACTATATCTTTGCAAATCCAAGGCAGAACTAAGTTATTTAGAAGCAAGAGAGCAATTTGAACGCAGAGTTTTAGAAACAGATGACTATTATAATGGCATTATAAATGTCAGAGTTGGCGGTTCAAATATACTCAGGCAACGTCTTTTAGAACAATCAAAGGCAAAATAAAGCGGTTTTTTGGCTAGCGCAGGCCCAAGTTCGTGCGCTCTATACCTGGTCTACGTGTACTCAGGGACGGAATTCCATGCCGCAATGGTACTCAGCAACTACCCGTTTGGATGAAGATCACTTATAAGACCTGTGATTTTGCTGTTTGAAAAGGAATAAAAGGGCAAAAAGAAGGGAGAGAAACCCTTAGGTTATTGCGTATGTTAGCGTATGCGTAATAATCCACCGTCATATTGACTGAGCTCGTGGTACCGGATGACCGCCACTGTAATGCTTTAACGCTAGGTGTACTGTGCAACTCGCATAATGTTACATTCTTAACCCGTGTCTGGGTTAAGTGTGACTGAACAATCTGCATAATGCTAAAATGCTTCGCATTTATAGTTCTTCATAACTTCGATATAATCCTAAGAAAGAAAAAATGCTTTGAGCGCAAGCGAAAAAGCAAATGAGCGTAAGCTCATTTATTCAAATAAATAAAGAATACCTCGTTGGAACAATGAATAAATGCGAATAAAACACTTACAACATACTATTTTCGAATCTATAGATCCTAATACTAAAGATCCGTATTTCGAAAACTGGCAACGAGAAATTCATCCTATATTGATGGAAGTGGCACTTGCTCCCGATCAAATTAAACAGTTATTCAAATCAGTTGAACAAACAGCAGATGCAGGTGGCGATAATCGTTCTGCTATTGGACAAATCAAAGACGAAGTTAAAGACCTATGGTTTAACAAGTTAGGAAAGGCACTGCAATCATCACAACCTGTAAAAGATTTTGATGCCAAGTGGGAAGATATCAAAGCCAAAGTTGCTGCTAAACATCCCGACATTGCAAAGAAGTTAGCCAAGTACGGCGAGTTTGCTAAAAATAATCCAACTACACACAAATTCTTATTGGGAATCGCAGGCTCGTTGGCCGCAGCTCTTGGATTAGTTGCCGTGGGCGGTGTTAGTGCAGGTATTGCTGCTACAGGATTTGGGGTTGGTGGTGCTACTGCTATTATTAATATTGCAGATCGATTGTTACAAGGACAAAAAGCATCCACTGCAATTGGTCGTGGTGCC